TAAGACAGGTAAAGATGCCAACAAGAACGGCAAAGCCGATAAGCGCGAGGGTAAGGACGTCGCGCACAAGAAGCCCCTATCACGCGGCGGCGCTAACAAGGACGGAGTAACCGTCCAGAGCCGCAAACGAAACCGCGCTGCGGGTGGCGCACTGAGTAAGGGCAAGCGAAAGAAATAACACACCAAAGGAGAACTTAAGTGCGGGTTATCAACGATAAAGCAATACTTCTAAACCTGCGAAACCCCGGAAAAGTAACCAACACAATCGCTAAGAGTAAGATCATTAGCGAGAACAAGGTGCTGGTGAACTGGGGTGTAGAAGAAGCGATCACGCTCAAGAGCATCAATGTAGATATACCGTCGCCTATTGTCGGTCGGTACGGGTGGCCGGGGAAGTACGCCCCTTTCGAGCACCAAAAGTCTACGGCTGCGTTCCTGACAAAACACCGTAAAGCGTTCTGCTTTAACGAGCAGGGTACAGGTAAGACCGCTAGCGCTATCTGGGCATCTGACTTCCTGCTTGAGCAGGGGGCGGTTAACCGAGTCCTCATCATATGCCCGTTGTCGATCATGGATTCGGCTTGGCGAGCGGACCTGTTTACATTTGCTATGCACAGAAGTGTTGATGTGGCCTACGGTTCCCCCGACAAACGCCGCAAGATCTTAGCCAACGGTGCTGACTACGTTGTAATAAATTATGACGGTGTGGAGATTGTAGCCGACGACATTGCGGCAGGGGGTTTTGACCTCATTATTGTAGACGAAGCTACGCACTACAAGAACGCGCAGACAAAACGCTGGAAAGTCCTAAACAAGTTGGTTGGCGAGAATACTTGGCTATGGATGATGACGGGTACTCCCGCCGCACAAAGCCCTCTTGATGCGTATGGTCTAGCTAAACTCGTCAATCCCCGTGGGGTGCCACGTTACTTCGGATCGTTCCGCGACCAAGTGATGTACAAGATTACCCGCTTCAAGTGGGGTGTGAAGGACAGCGCCACAGAAACCGTGTTCAACGCGCTACGGCCAGCCATTCGGTTTACGAAGGAGGAGTGCCTAGACCTACCGGACATGGTGTACACCAAACGTAGGGTCGAACTGACTCCACAGCAGCGTAAGTACTACAAACAACTCAAGGATCAGATGGTCATGCAAGCGGCTGGCGAGGAAGTTACCGCCGTTAATGCAGCCGTCAACATGAACAAGTTGCTACAGATATCGGCTGGTGCGGTTTACACCGATCACGGAGACGCTTTGGAGTTCGATATCAAGAACCGGTACAAGGTTCTCATGGAGGCCATACAGGAGGCCAGCGGCAAGGTTCTGGTGTTTGTCCCCTTCCGCCATGCCATAGGTATATTGTCGGAGAAGTTGGCGTCAGACGGCGTTACCAACGAGGTAATCCAAGGCGATGTGCCAGCCACTAAGCGTACTGACATCTTCAAACGCTTCCAAGAACAGGATGACCCAAAGGTTCTGGTTATCCAACCTGCTGCCGCATCGCACGGTGTTACGTTAACAGCCGCCGATACAGTGGTCTGGTGGGCACCTACCAGTTCGTTGGAGACCTACTCCCAAGCCAACGCCCGAGTCCACCGTTCGGGCCAGAAGAACAAATGTACCGTGGTGCAGCTTCATGGCTCGCCCGTAGAGCAACACGTTTATAGGTTGTTGGACGACAGAATTGATGTTCATTCAAAAATCATAGATTTATATAACGAATTGCTTGACTAAGCCTCCATACTCCACTATATTCCACAACCTACAACAAAAAGGAGAACCTTTAAGTGGAAGATAAAGACCGTTTGGGTAAGCTAACGAAGGCTTATATAAACATCCGCGCTCGACGCACGGAAATTGCCTCTGAGTTTAAGAAAGAAGATGATCGGCTAAAGGAGCAGCAGGACAAGATCAAAGCTACCCTCCTAAAGTTCTGCAAGGAAAATGACATCGACAGCGTTAGGACTGAGGCTGGTGTGTTCTACCGAAGCCAGAAGCGCCGTTACTGGACTAGCGATTGGGAGTCGATGCACAAGTTTATCCTTGAATACGAAGCGCCTGAGTTCCTTGAGAAGCGTCTCAACCAGACCGCTGTTAGGGAGTTCTTAGAGGAGAACCCGGACATCCTGCCTCCGGGTCTCAATGTGCAATCCGAATACACAATCTCAATCAGGAGAAAGTAATGAGTACTGAATACGTCCCTATTGATGACGTTGCAAAGTGTTTGCACGTCTCGCCAGCCACCGTCCGTGGCTGGGTGCGGAAGGGGGAAATTCCGCCAAACACCTATATCAAGGTGGGGACTACCTACCGCTTCAACGTAGATGCAGTAGTTGAGGCTCTGCGTGGGCCGGAAGAAACTGAGGGGGAAGTTCCCTACGTGGAAGCCGACAACGTAGGGAATGACGTTACGACCGATAACAACTTAGACGAAGACATCTAGGAGAACACAATATGTCTGAACTATCTATCTTTGAAGGCAACTCCCTCGTCTCTAGTGACCTGTTCAAATCATTGCAGAGTGCTGGAAGCAACCTACTCGGGGGTTCCGGTGGAGGTATACGCCGTATCAGTATTCGGGGTAAGCGTTTCCGTGAGGTTGTTGGTAGCGAGGAAATGCGTGTTAGCAAGTCTGACAGCATGAACATCGTTATCATCAACGCGGCCCCGCTTTCCCGTACCTATTACGAGGGTGTTTACGGTGCTGACAAACCGTCTGCTCCGCACTGCTGGTCGTCGGATACCAATGTGCCGTCCCCCGATGTACCAGAAGATCAGCGTATGGCCTCCCGCTGCATGGACTGCCCGATGAATGTTAAGGGTTCTGGGCAAGGCGAGAGCCGTGCTTGTCGTTTCCAGCAGCGTCTCGCTGTGGCACTGGAAGGTAATCTAGATAAAGTCTACCAGTTGCAGCTTCCGGCAACCAGCGTGTTCGGTGACGGTAAGGACGGTAAGATGCCGATGCAAGCCTACGCACGGTTCCTCAACGCCCACAACACGCCGCCCATCGCAGTTGTCACCGAGATGTATTTTGACGACGACAGCGACGGCCCCAAGTTGTTTTTCAAGCCTGTACGTCCGCTGGACGAAAGTGAGTTGAAGCGGGCTGCGGCGCTTCTTGAACATTCCGATACGGAACGGGCTATCACCTTCACGGTGGCGAAGCCCAAGAAAGACGCCGATGTTAGTGCGGCACTAACAAAGCCGGAGCCTAAGAAGGCCAAGAAAGCCAAGGTTGAAGTGGATGAGGACGAGGAAGATCCGGCAGAGCCGGAAGAACCTAAGAAGGTTGCCAAGAAGTCGGATGCCACTTCGGGCGATACAGACCCTGAGTTGGATGCTATAGTGGACGCTTGGGACGACTAATCTAAAGCTATAGCACCGCCGCGACCGTTTTGCTGGGGAGGCGGTCGCGGCACCTTCTCGGGAGATTGTAATGGAACCAAGAGTGTTCTTGGAGAAGGCGCTATCGGAGAACGGCTACTACTGTGTATTCGCTGCAAAAAGCGCAGAAAACAGGCGGACACAGAAGTTCTACACCTCGGTAAGCGCCGTCATAGACGCGGCACAAGAGTTAGACGCGCAAGGGTTCGATGCTTATTTCGCACTCGCTACCTTTGAAGAAGACGGCTCGCGCAAAGTATCCAACGTAAAACAACTTAAGTCGTTCTTTCTTGATCTGGACTGTGGGCCAAGCAAGGACTACCCAAGCCAGAGTGAGGCGCTTGACGCGCTGCGAATGTTCTGCACGGCTACCAACCTGCCGAAGCCGTTCATGCTGAACTCTGGTCGTGGAGTACATGCTTATTGGTTCCTTGACGAGCCGATAAGTTACGACGACTGGTTGCCTGTCGCTGAAAAGCTCAAGGCTTTATGTGTTACGCATAACTTATTAGCAGACCCCGCCGTAACGTCTGACGCCGCTCGCGTACTTCGTATTCCCGGCACCCATAACCACAAGGACAGCCCACCATCACTGGTGCGGCAGTTTGGTATGAGTGTGCCGGAGCCGGTTAGCCTTGAGGTGTTCTCCAATACCCTTGGCATGGACATGATGCCGCCACCTAGAAAGTATATCCCCGCCGGGGCGAACGCGGTTATGGATATGCTTATGGGTAACAAGACGAGCGTGTTCCTAGACATCTTAAATAAAACACGCCGTGGCGCAGGATGCGCCCAGCTTGCTGCGATCATGAAGAAACAGGCAGAGGTGCCTGAGCCGCTGTGGAGAGCGGGGCTGTCTATCGCCAAGTTCTGTGAGGATGGCGACAAGGCGGCGCACCTCATGTCGAAGAACCACCCGCAATACACCCCAATCGAGACCGTGAAGAAGATGGACTTGATTAAGGGGCCGTATCGTTGTGCCACCTTTGACGAATACGCGCCGGATATATGCACTGGATGTCCACACTGGGGTAAAATTAAATCACCGATTTCGTTGGGGCAGAAGGTACTTGAGGCTACGGAAGAAGTTGTCGTAGAGGCTCCTTCGGCCACCCTCCCAAACGCCCCCCTAAAATCTTACACTATACCAACGTATCCGACTCCGTACTTCCGTGGCGCTAATGGCGGTGTGTACTCACGCAAGACCCTGCCGGACGGCACAGTGGACGAAGTACCTGTCTACCATAACGACCTATATGTAGTACGCCGTATCAGCGATCCCGAAGTTGGTGAGTCGATACTTATGCGGCTGCACTTACCGAAAGACGGTGTGCGTGAGTTTACAATCCCGCTCACTTCGGTAACGTCAAGGGACGAGTTCCGTAAGCAGATGTCTATGCAGGGTGTCGCTGTACCGCGAGTGGAGGAGTTAATGAAATATACGTTGGACTGGGTAAACGAGTTGCAGTCAAAAGATGAAGCAGACGAAGCGCATAAACAGTTTGGATGGGTAGGTAGTGGTTTTGACTCGTTTGTACTAGGTAATCAACACATCTTTGAGAACGACATAGACTTTAATCCGCCTTCTTCCCAGACGTTATCACTGTTCCCTATTTTTGAACCCAAGGGGACTATGGAACAGTGGCGCAAGAATATGGACTTCTACAATAAGGACGGGTTTGAACTACACCAATACGTAGTCGGTACCGCATTTGGGTCCATCCTTATGCAAGATTCACCCTTCCACTGCGCGACACTCCACCTACACAGTAAAGAGTCCGGTATCGGCAAGACTACGGCTATGATTGTGGGGTCATCATTGTGGGGGAACCCTGACGAACTGGTGATGGACCAGAACACCACACTTAACTTCAGGATGCACAGGGGCGAGATATACCATAACCTACCGTTCTACATTGACGAGATAACGGAGATGAAGCCCTACGAAGTTAGTCAGCTAGCCTACTCAATGAGCAGCGGCAAACAGAAAGGTCGTCTGGCTGGTAGTGCAAACGCAGAACGATACAGGGGTGATCCGTGGAAGTTTCTTGCCGTCACAACCGGTAATGTAAGCGTAATTGAGAGAGTATCTGCGTACAAAGCGATGCCGGAAGCGGAGTCGCAGAGGATAATGGAAGTAAAGGTAGACAAACTATTCCACAAGTCCTCGGATACGATGACGCAAGAGGCGTTTCTGGATTCCGTCTGTAATAACTACGGCCATGCTGGCCCCATATTTGTGCAGCACGTAATCCAAAACAAGGACAGCATCCGAAGCCTTACCGACAGCATAAAAGAGAAAGTCATCTCGGCGGCGGGGCTAACCAGTAAGAACCGGTTTTGGACCGCCCATGTATCCTACACTCTAGCTGGACTTATTCTGGCTAAAAGGCTTGGCTTTCATGACTACGATATACAGAAGGTATTTAAGTTCGCCATATGGATGCTGAAGCTAAACCAAAACGCCGTGTCTGATATGTCGTTGAGCGCACAAGACATACTTAACGACTACATCAACGAGCATTGGAATAACGTGCTGTGGATCAAGAGTACGGATGATCTACGTAAGGGGCAGGGCGGTCCGCTCGACTCCCTGATTGTGCCGGAAGCGTCGCCACGGGGGAAGCTGGTGGCGCGGTACGAAACCGATATCAAGAGAGCGTACCTATTACCCAAACCACTTCGGGACTGGTGTGTAGATCAGCAGATCAACTATGGCTCGTTACTGCAAGACCTTACCGAGCAGATGAACGCCAAGAAGATCAAGATACGGTTGAGCAAGGGTACGCATATGCAGCTACCACCGGCTCAAGTTCTGGCAGTTGATTGCGCTTTGGATGTACCAGAAGATGTCCAGAGTTCGGAGGAAGCATGACCTAGATCCTGATGGGGTCAGGATAATTGTAAACTGGGACAGGTTCCTACCGAATACGTCTGTGTTCGTCCCGTGCATAAACACAGACAACGCAAAACAGCAATTAAAGCACGTATGTGACGATCTTGGCTACGAAACGACTATAAAAATAGTTGTTGACAACGGTAAATTAGGTGTTCGCGTATGGAGAATAGCGTGATAGTATTCTGTTGACAGCCCCTCCCGACTGTCAGTTCTCCTTTGTTGACTTCCCCCTGCTTCGGCAGGGGGATTTTTATTGGCCCCACTCGTTACGGTGCTGGACCAACAAGGAGCGTAAGTTGGGAGAAATCGTTATGCCGTTGTACATTTCAACAGATGTGCGCCGATGTCGGTCCATAGACTTCTTGAGAGTGTCTGGAGTTATGACAACTTTACTTCCGGCGTAACGCCTATTGAACTTCATAATCTCTCTCATCGCATCTTGGTAGCCTTCGTAATCACCCATGCGGTAGGCTATGTATGCCTTACGTAATGTTTTCGTGCGGCGTTCGCTTATGTTGCGGTCCATACGCTTCGTGACAGCGTTGCGCTCTTGTTCAAATGTGTAGTTGGACGGGGCGAACCCAAACACCTGACCAACCAACTCGCCGGTAGTGATGTCGTCGTAAATAGGATCATTGCGGCGGGTGAAGGCACCGCCGTCTCTAGCGTAGCGGCCAAACGTAGCCTTGTAGGCGTTAGCTACGGCAGGGGGCAGGAGGTTTTCAATACCACGCTCAACGAACCCTTCCTGCAAGTCGGTAACACCACGAACCAACCGCTTACCGGTGCTGAGAGCCGGACCACCGAGGTAGAAGCCAATGAACTCTTCCGGGGAGGGCTTAGCGTTATACCTGTTGTCTTGGATCAAGAGGTTGTTGAGGCGCACACGAGATGCAACGTCAATACCGAGCAGTTCGTTTATCGGCCCCTTGTACCAACCCTCACCAATATACTTACGTACAATGGTGTCCGCGTCATCTTCCTCGTCATCTAGGAACATGTTAGCGACCATAGTGAAGATGCCGTATATCGGCACACCATGAATACCGGCGAAGAACAACGCCGACCCATGCACCCCGATAAGTTCCCGCATGGCTTGCTTACGCATGGCGGGATCAACAGAAGAGTCCAGCATACGGGACGCGCTCTTAAGCATCGTGTAGTACATGTTCATGCCGTAACTCTTGTACATAAGAGCGACACGGCCAATACCCTGCTGGGCTATGCGGGGCGCTGTCTCAAGCGCAAGGCCACCGTTCAACTGTTCGGTTTGGTACAGGGCTTCGTCGGCGGCTAGCTGCTCTTTCTGCGCCGAGTCCATAGAACTTGGGTCAACGTACTTACCCTGCGTCTCTGCGAAGTAACGCTCACCGGAGTCCAGACGATCCAGAATAAGATCAAAGTTAGAGAACATGATCGTCTGACGGTTGAACCGTTCCACTGCGTTGAAAGCGAACGCCGATACGCCGGAGATGGAATCCAGAACTCTACTGGTTGTACCGCCTTGTGCCTGACGGCCTCCTTCCTCCAGACCCAACTGATCCATAAGGTAAGAGCGTCCAAGATACCCACGCTCCGAAGCCGTCTTGACCATCGGGGCCATACGACGAAGCTGCGCTATGGTATTCGCATCAAGGTTTAGACCGGACTTGACGGTGTAGTTTCCATCGGCGTCCACATCATAATAACTGTCTATCTGGTCAGTGCTTCCAGCCCGCAGCTTGCCGTTCCGCATGGTAGGTAGTGCCGGGGTTATAACAAGTTTGGAGAACTTGGATGCCCGTGCAATCGCCGCACCACTGGCCTTTGCGCCGTACTTCGCAGTCATGTAGGGGAACGCAAACAACGGAACCTGAGACATATTGACCATAGCCGAGGATGCGTTGAACCCAATGGTGTAGATAAATGCACCTTGGTTAGCCGTCTTATAAAACCGCTCTGCACCCTTGTTCTTGGCCCCGCTTCTCGCGAACTCTGAACGGGCGAGGAGTTCAGCCCTAACATCGTTGAAGCTGCCCATTAGGGCATCTTTTGTTTTGCCAACCAGTGATTCCGAGGCAGACAACTTCGGCTCTTGCAGTTCGGCTATCTCACCGTCCATATCGCGTAAGCGAGCACCGTACTCCAAACGTACTGCCTGACGGCCAATATCATACGCCTTCGTTCTCAGACCGATCAGGGAGTCCTGTATATACCCCGGCGTGCCTTTACGTCGTTGCAGTGACTTAGCAAAAGAAGTTTCTGGTAGAGCCTCTACAAACAGACGCATGATTTGCTCTTGAACGTCCACCGGCACGTTGTTGGCCGTCATAACTTTTAGTGTGTCACCAACAAAGGAGGTGGGCGGCGCGTTGCGGAAGTCTTTAACCGCCATCTCCCCATCCACCGATTCTACCGACCCAGCAGCAACATCGGGATCTGCCTTTACTTCTGCCATCACCCGGTCACGCTCACGCTTGGTGTCAAACATACGAACTACGTATGCTTCCCGTGGCGACTTCGGGTTCTTCATAGAATAGCTTAGCTTGTAGCGACCCTGACGGATGAGCGGGAAGTAGACTTCTAACCGCCCGGACTCAAACAGCTTAGCGTAAACTTCATTTTTGAGGCGGGTGG